GATCGCACAGACTATAGATAAAGCACTCAAGGAGTGGTATGGTGAAAGGGGACTTGATGTGCCCGAGTGGAAACAGTGTAGGAATCCACAATGGTGGACTGACTACCTTAAAGAATTAGGAATTGATCCTCAAAACCCATGAAATTTAATCTGTTTACCTTTAAGAAGACTTGGGGTGGAAATGAAAACTGGTATACCAAATCGAAAGATTGGGCAAGAAACCAGAAGTATCCTCTCAATCAAATTGCTAAAGCAATCATTGAATGGTTGTGGCAACAATGGGTAGAAGCAAAGGTAGAGCAGGAGATGGAAAAAGTTGATCAGCAAGTAGAAGAGATCCAAAAGAAATGGGATGAAGAGATACCTGATCCTTGGGAGACTGTCTACAAATCAACACCATCTGAAGTAGAAGGACTAGATAACATTAGTATTTCTTGGCGTCCTCGTGAATCTGATACTAAGACCCCTGAATGATTACAATGATCCAACGTGGAGTGTGATCATTGCCCTCATGATACTCCTTGCAGGAGTATTCTATGTGATCGTCTATATACTAGGTATAGATGAGCGAGAAGCACATGGGAGCCATGACACCCCCGAGCAGGAAGAGCTGCTACACATTCCGAGTGACGGAGATCAATCGTGTTCTTGACGGCGATACTATTGATGTCACCATTGATCTTGGGTTTGACTTATACAAGAAAGAAAGAGTTAGAGTTGCAGGCGTTGATACGCCAGAAAAAAGGACAAGGAATCTCGAAGAAAAGGAGTTAGGCATTGACGCAACCAACTGGCTCAAAGAGAAACTGGAAGGTGCCATTTCTGGTGACGATGACCTTGTTATTAGGACTGAACTTGTTGGCGGGGTTGGCAAATATGGGCGTCTTCTTGGCTGGTTATACATTGGGGATGCAGAGTTGTCCCTTAATGAAGCAATGATCGAAGAAGGTTATGCTTGGGCATATGATGGAGGCACCAAACAAAAAGACTTTGAAGAATTGAGAGAGATCAGGAGGGCGCACGGAACGCTGGTGTGATGGATATAATTAAGTATGATCAGGTGATGGTGATTGATGACCTCTTCACATCAGAGGAGGTAGAGATGATGGATACATATTTCACTTACTTTGACGGGTGGCAACTTATCTTTGATGACAGTCCCGACGACAACCTTTCAACCTTCTCTTTGGGGAGAGCAATCGACCACCCCAACTATGGGGAGTTTGATTTTTTCTGTAAAAACCATGCATTTCAACGCGCTGGGATTCCCATTCCTGCATTTCATAGAGTCGTTTATAATGCTTTCCGTTTTGGTGATAGTCCTTCTATCCACTGTGACGGAGAATCTTTAGACGCAATTAGTTTCCTTGTTTACTGTAACAAGGAGTGGAAACCTGAGTGGGGAGGTGAGACCGTCTTCATGAATGGTGACCGAATCACAGATACAGTCATTCCAAAACCAGGAAGGGTTGTAGTATTTCCAGGACTTGTCCCACATGGGGGCAAAGCACCAACAAAACATTGTCCTGTCGCTGCTAGGTATAGTGCAGTCTTTCAATTCTGTCCTGGTCAGGAAGATGTTGTAGAAGCACACGCAGCGGTGCAAGAAAAAAACAGGAGACCATTCCCGTATGAGCCAAAATGATATCTATCTAGGTAATCCTAACCTAAAGAGAGCTAACGTTGCACAGAATTTCACATCTGAGCAGGTGGAGGAGTTTCTCAAGTGCTCGCAGGATCCTGTCTACTTTATTAAAAACTACATCCAGATTATCTCACTGGACCGTGGTCTGATTCCGTTTGAGTTGTATGACTTCCAATCGGACATGGTGAATAAGTTTCATGCAAATAGATTCAACATTGCAAAACTTCCTCGTCAGTCTGGAAAGTCAACGGTTGTTACAGCATACTTGCTTTGGTATTGTCTATTCAATGATAATGTAAACATTGCCATCCTTGCTAACAAGGCAGCGACGGCAAGAGAAATGCTCCAACGTCTGCAACTATCATATGAAAACCTCCCAAACTGGCTCCAGCAAGGAGTCGTCAACTGGAACCGAGGCAGTTTGGAATTGGAGAATGGAAGCAAAATCATGGCTGCTTCTACTTCGGCTTCTGCTGTGCGGGGTATGTCTTTTAATATCATATTCTTGGATGAATTTGCATTCATCCCAACGCATATTGCTGACGAGTTCTTTAGCTCTGTTTATCCTACTATTTCTTCTGGTAAATCAACCAAGGTGATTATCATCTCCACGCCCAAGGGGATGAATATGTTTTACAAACTCTGGCATGATGCAGAGAAGGGCAAGAATGAATACGTTACTACAGAAGTCCACTGGTCAGAGGTGCCAGGTAGAGACGCGGACTGGAAAGAGCAGACGATTCGTAATACATCTGAAGAGCAGTTTAACCAAGAATTTGAATGCGAATTCTTGGGATCGGTTAACACTCTTATTACATCATCTAAACTAAAAACTTTGGTATACGATGATCCTTTGAAGTCCAATCAAGGACTAGATGTGTATGAAGAGCCGAAACCCGATCATACTTATGTATGTACAGTTGACGTTGCTCGTGGTATTACTAAAGACTACTCAGCATTTTGTATTATTGATACCACAGAGATCCCGTATAAGTTGGTAGCGAAGTATAGAAACAATAAAATTAAACCACTACTATTCCCAAATATCATTCATCAGGTATGCTCAAGTTATAATCATGCATTTACTCTGATTGAAGTCAATGATATTGGAGGACAGGTAGCAGACATCATGCAGTTTGATCTGGAGTATGACAACCTACTGATGTGCTCCATGCGTGGACGCGCTGGTCAGGTTGTGGGTCAAGGATTCTCTGGATCTAAGGTGCAACTAGGTGTCAAGATGTCCACTACAGTCAAGAAGACTGGGTGTGCAAACATGAAGCAGTTGATTGAGGATGACAAACTCATCTTTAATGACTATGATATTATTGCAGAGTTGACCACATTCATTCAGAAGGGTCAGGCATGGGAAGCAGAAGAGGGATGTAATGATGACCTCTCTATGTGTCTGGTAATCTTCTCATGGTTGGCAACAACAGATTACTTCAGAGAGTTACATGACAATGATGTCAGGACTCGAATGTATCTGGAGCAGAAAGAAGCAATCGAAGCAGACATGGCACCCTTTGGATTCATGGATGATGGTCTCGGTGAAGAGACATTCACAGATCCAGAAGGTCAGACATGGCACAATGCAGAAAGAGAATCAATAGCTGAGTATGGTGATATGTCATTTATGTGGGATTATCGATGAAAGAAAGAGAGCCTTGGGAGTCACCCCTAGATGACGAGGAATGGGCACCAGTCCAAGAACCTGGTGATATTGATTTTGAAAAAGAAGAAGTGATGAAACTGAAGTTTAGTGATTATAAAGGAAACCCATGAATCTCGAAGAAGATTTTGAGCTAGAAGAGTTTCTATTTGTAGATAGGCAGTGCCGTAAGTGTCTTCGCACTCTCACCTTGGTTGATCATTTTTACAAGACAAGACCTGATAGAGGTAAGAATATGTCAGCCTATTCTTATATCTGTAAGCAATGCACAGTGAAACGTAACGCCGCTTATAGAAAGAAGAAGAGGCAATGGATTACAGATTATCCTGACTGGTGATTACGTCTTGTTTACCCTCTGAAAATACTCCTTATTCTAAATAGTTTCAGCATCCGACTAGGAATCTAATCAGGAGAATCAAATGGCATCAACACAACTTTCACCAGGGGTTGTTGTACTTGAAAGAGACCTAACCGCCGTAGCAAACGCAACAGTTGATAATGTTGCTGCTATCGTCGGTAGTTTTGAAAAAGGTCCTGTTGAGGCTCTCACCACAGTTACGAGCGAGCGCGAGCTTCTCTCGATCTTCGGTAGACCCAACGAGTATAACTACGAATACTGGTTTACCGCAGCACAATTTTTGCTGTATGGCGGCACCTTGAAGGTGGTCCGCGCAATGAATTCATCGCTTAAGAATGCGATTGACACAGCACAATTCATTGTTACTACTTTTACTAGCACTGACACCACACTGTCAGTAGGGTCAGCAACTGACATCGACGTTAACGATCTGCTCCTCGTGGACGCAGAATTGTTGGTCGTCCAAGCAGTTTCTGGTAACGACGTTACTGTCCTCCGTGGTCAACTTGCAACATCTGCTGCATCTCACGCTGCTGCTGCACCTATTACTCTTATCGAGCCTGCAGGCACCAGCTCTACAATCAACGAAGGATCTACCTTCACTGATTCAGACGGCACTCTGACTGTGACCTCTGCTACTACTCTTGCTGGTGGCACCAACTCTTACATTAGAGTTGACGACGAGATCATGCAGATCACTGGTGTTTCTGGTAACAACCTTAACGTGACTCGTGGTCTTCTCGGCACAACTGCTTCGGCACACACCGATGGATCTACTGTTACTCTCCAGACTGTTACTGCTCAGAAGACTGAGATCAACGAAACAACAGCAACTGGTGTTACTGCTCCTCTCATCAAGAATGATGACGAGTATGAAACTAACGTTGAGAATGCTGCAAACAACTGGAAGTGGGCTGCTAAGTCTGCTGGTCTCCATGGTAACTCCATCCGCGTGGTGATGACCGACGCTGGTGCTGATCAGGTCCTGTCTTTGGCACAACCTACTAGCACTGAGTGGCAATTCGTTAACGGTGCTGAGGTTGCATATTCTGCTGCTAACATCTACGGTAAGGTTTACTCCTACGACACAATCGTCACTCTGACTGACGACAGCACACTGGTTGGATCTTTCGAGAAAGACAACTACATCACTGCTGTTAGTGGTGGTGTTACTGGTCGTATTGTTGCTTGGGATCCTGAGACTCGTTTCTTGGAAATCGCTATCGATTCTTCCTCTGCTGACGTGCTTGAAGTTGGTGACACTGTTACCGAATTGGCAAACAACAGCAACACTCCTGGTAGTGCAACTGGTGACGCTGGTACTGTTGAGGCAATCCGCAGAGAGTTGAGAGTTTCTCTCAATCCTGGCTCTCCTACATTCCAAGCAAACCAAAACGTTGCTGATGCAAACTCTACTACTGTGTTGATCGCAGCAGTTGAGAATGACTACGACACCCGTCTTTACGGTGTGAATCAGCGTTGGGCATCTATTGCTCCCCGTCCTACTACATCCGCATGGGTGGAAGACAGAGGCGGTTATAACGACCTGATGCACATCTTGGTCCTTGATGGTGACGGCAAACTGACTGGCACACCTGGCGCTCTCCTTGAGAAGCACCTCAACGTGTCTAAGGCATCTGATGCTAAGTCTCCTCAGGGTGACAACATCTATTACAAGAACCAGATCAAAACATATTCCCAGTATCTGTATTGGGGATCCCACGAGACTAACAACATCTATGATCGTGACAGCAACGCCTCTGGCGGTTTCGGTCTGAGTGGTGTTAACAGAGAGTTTGACTTGATTAAGTCTGACAACTCCCTTAACAACCTTGATGATCCTACTGGTCTCAACCCCCTCGCTGTGCCTCTGGTTGGCACAAAGGGTCGCGCAACTCTGCGCTTCGCTCTCCAAGGTGGCGTTGATGGTTACACCGTCTCACGTCCTAACATCCTTGGTGCATACAGCCTCTTCAATGATGCTGAGACGGTCCAACTGGATTACATCCTGATGGGTCCTGGCATGAATACCCTGAATGATTCTATCGCTAAGGCGCAACATATCATTGGTATTGCCGATTCTCGTAAGGATTGTATCGCTTTCATCTCGCCTTACCGCGCTGATGTTGTCGGTCAACCCAACACTTCGACTATCGTTTCCCGCACCGTTGAATACTTCGATCAACTCGGATCTTCTTCTTATACTGTCTTCGATAACAACTACAAGTATATCTACGACAAGTATAATGACGTTTATCGTTACATCCCTTGTAACGGTGACATGGCAGGTCTGGTCCTGAGCACAACATTGAATCAAGAGCCTTGGTTCTCTCCCGCAGGTTTCAACCGTGGTAGCCTCAGAAATGCTATTAAACTGGCATACTCACCTCTGAAGGATCACAGAGATCTGCTCTACGCAGCAAGAGTTAACCCCATCGTTGCATTCCCTGGTCAGGGTATGGTCCTCTTCGGAGATAAGACTGCATTGGGTTACCAATCTGCATTCGACAGAATCAACGTCCGCAGACTCTTCCTCGTTATCGAAGAAGCAATCTCTGACGCTGCTAAGACTCAACTCTTCGAGTTGAATGACGAGTTTACTCGCCAACAATTCAAGAATATCGTTGAGCCTTACTTGAGATCTGTGCAATCCCGTCGTGGTATTGTTGACTTCTTGGTTGTCTGTGATGGCACCAACAACCCTGCAGAAGCAATCGACCGTGGTGAATTCTACGCTGAGATCTTTGTGAAACCCACAAGATCCATCAACTTCATCACCTTGACCTTCACGGCAACAAGGACTGGCGCTAGCTTCACCGAGCTCGTTTCCTGATAACTTTATCCATCTAACCTCATAAACATCGGAGTACTTCTCTAAAATGGCTGACAAATACCCAGGGCAGACAGAAGGCAAGATGGTCAATGCACCCATCCTTGACTTCAGAAACAGAATCGGGGACCTCGCCCGCCCCAACCTTTTCCAAGTGGAAATTGGTTTCCCCTCTATCGTTGATGAAGGCACCCCTGCTTCGGGTGCCACCCCTGGATCTCAAGAGAAGCGCGAGCAGGAATCTGCTGGCTCTTCCCAGGCAGGATCCTCGGCATCTTCTGGATCTCTCGCTACCTTCCTTGTGAAGGCAGCAAACATTCCCGCTTCCACAGTGGGTGTGATTGAGGTCCCTTACAGAGGTCGCACCCTCAAGATCGCTGGTGACCGCACCTTTGAGCCTTGGACAGTTACTGTCCTTAACGACAAAGGTTTCGCACTGCGCTCTAAGTTTGAAGAGTGGTCCACCAAGATCCAAAACCTGCAGCAAAACCTGCAGACCCCTCGCACCATTGGCGAATATCAGTCTAGCGCACTTGTGCGTCAGTATGATCGTCAAGGTGGCGTGGTCAGATCGTATCAGTTTGTTGGCATCTGGCCTTCAAACATCAGTGCAATCGACCTCGCATGGGATAGCAACGATACTCCTGAAGAGTATACTGTTGAATTCCAGGTCCAGTACTGGACATACGCTAACGATAACAACGCAGGTAACTCTGTAGACAAGTAAATTCGTAGCGTATAAATAATTGATAATGTATAGGGACAGTTGAATGTCACAACTATTTGGTTA